TCAAAAATAGACCAGTGCTGATGCTTAATGCAATACTTAAGTAGTCCAGAGAAGTTATCGTTCTCTTGGTTGTTTGGATTACTCACACGAGCACAGTAAGCCATGTGCTTCTCTGCATCTGGAGTAACGCTAATCAGTTTAACTTCTGGTTCCATATTATTCATCGTCATCGTCATAAAATACTTCGTCGTAGTCAGTAAAGGATTGTGTAATTTGTTCGTATTGTAGAGGGTTTGCCTCAGGATAAACTTCTGTCTTAAGTTCATCAAGAAGCATCTCTAGATTACTAATAAGCAATTTGAGTTTTTCTTTGTTCATAAAGTATGAAATGTTTCTATCATTTTACATAAAAAAAAGAGGGGTGTCAACCCCTCAGCTATTAACGCATTGCCATTGCAAGTTTTGCTTGATGCTTACGTTGTTCTTTTTCTTTTTGTTGCTTGATTAAAATAAGTTGCCAGTTATTTTTAGTTTTCATTTTTTCTCAACCTCCTTAACAAACTTTACACCACGATATTGGGCATCATATTGTTGAGGTTGTTGTTGCGTTTGCTCTTGCTTACGCATTTCAGTGTCATAAGGGACACCTCGATAAACTACTTGTGACATTAGGTTTTCTCCTTAGGGGTTTAGGTTAAAGAGCGTTCCTTCAGTCGGCGGTTGCGTCTATTTTACACTCTTTGGGTGCAATCTTTTTGATTTCCCAAATCAATTCATTGCGAATTTGTGGAGGTAAATTTACCTCCATTACTCTTCCAATAACCAATTGTGCCTGAAGGCAGTTAAGTAAGAGTGTTTCCATAGATGAACGATCCGTTCCTCGTCGGCTTACTTCCGTCCCGTATGGGATGAACGTAGAGGTATTATAACCTCATCTCGGATATTTAGTCAACTACTTTTGTATAATAGACTACCGTTCTATGTAACTTAACGTGTGATTTGTTGCAAAAAGTTGCTCAATGATTATATCACAACCAATCTTGGGATTGCAATCTCCGCAGGTATAAACATCTACTGCTGCCCTACCTTCCTCAGGCCAAGTATGAATTGAAATGTGACTTTCAGAAAGCAAACAAATAACAGTAACTCCCTGTGGTTCAAACTTCTTAGAGATAGTCTGAATGACAGTAGCACCGCTTGCAATTGCTGCGTTTTCCAGTAGGTCTATAAGACAACGTTCGTCATCCAAAAGGACAAACGAACATCCATACAAGTTAAGTAAATAGTGCTTTCCCATTAGTCTATAGGATACTCCTCTGCTTCTTTAAGTAGTGAACTCACCAGTTCTTCTGTACCGTCAATTGTTTTGACAGCAAAAAGAGGAGACTTCATGTATTTTTTAATCTTCTTATATTTCTTTAATAACTTTTTAACTTCGTCTTTTTTTACAGGCAAATCAAATTCTACCTTATCAAATCCTTCACTCATTTTCTTTTTTTTGCCTCCTTAGGTTTGTACCCCCAAACTCTAGGGTTTGTTCTTCCATAACCAAAATCAATTTTCTTGACTGCACCTACACCATATTTGTCATAGTACATATCAAAAATCTTTACGTTTCTACCACGACAAAGATCCATATGAGTTTCTCCATTAACTTCATACCAAATTAATTTGGCATCACTTGGAAATGCAGGATCTTTGACTTTTTGCAGAGTAGTTTTTTCTAAAAGAATTTCGCAACCATATAAGACAGGATCTGTAGTATTTTGTTCTGTTTTTTTCTCCGCCATTTTTTTCTCCGCTACTACGCTCACGAACGGCCGCCCCATTGAATTTCTGGGTAAGCCTGCCTAACAATGTCAAAATTAATTTTATATTTAGAAGCTAATTTCTTATCTTTTGTAAGACAAATAATTTCTGCTTCACGAGGATGAAGTCCTTCAAGCATTTGAATGAACATTGATTCCCTACGAAGAGAGGTAAGAGTATCATTACCACCTTTTACGAAATGATAAAGTTGTTGATACTCTCTACGGAGTGAGGTATGATCAGTTCCCACAGGGACTTCATTTTGTTTGTAAGGAACATCACCTTCTGGTAACATTGAAACAACACTCTCGTCAAAGTTCCAAATAAGAATTGCTTTTAAAGAATCAGTCTCGTATTCTTTTAGAATAGCAACTTTCTTTTCTTTGGTTCTTTGTTCTGCAACAAGATCCAAAATTTCAAAAATAAATGGATTAGGAGGAAGTTTAACTGCTTGCACAGCAGGTTTCCTAGTCGTCGTCTTCTTCACTGTCGTCGTCATAATCGTTCTCAAACCTCACGGCTAAAATTTCATCTGGAATTACATTTCCATTTTCATCAAACATCTCAGGATGCATATTAATTGAAGAAAAATAATTCCTTTCAACTACATACTGTTTGAGCATCCATCCTAGCACACCTCCTATAAAAAAGAACATCACTGAAATTAATGTTCCTAAGGTGAGAGTTACTGCTAACATTGTTATTCTCCAGAGAGTTATTTTTTTCTAATATCAAAGTGAAATTCCATAAAGAAATGAAACTCTCTCTGGAGGAGAGAAATCATTTTACCAAACTTCACTTGAAAAGTCTTTGGCTTTGATGATTTTCCCCTCCGATTTCTAAGTAATAACTCAACCCCCCGATTGATTTCGGGTTCTGAGTTATTTAGTTTCTTTTTTGCGTCTTCCTGGTCGTCTATCATGATTGTATCTCCAGGCATCCTCAAGAATACCATAAAGGTAATTTCTTATTTTTCTTGCTTGTGGTTTTGGAATGTGTCCATATCCTTCACGAAGTTGTTTATGAACCTCATCGGCACCGCCTTCAAGATATTCATCCAAGTCCATAACCAAATTGCTGATTTCATTGGCAGTAGAGCTTTCAATAAACTCCTCTACTTCTGCTTTTCGCACCCCCTTCACTTTTAGATATTCATAAAAATTTAAAACAAACTTTCCCTCAAAGGCAAAGTCAATTGCTTTCTTAACATCAAAGTAGACTTCGTGAAAAGTGCTTTCCATTAAACTAATTTATTCTCCTGAAGATACTGAACAGTGTCTGAACAACCACCAAGATGTTCTTGGTCGTTCAAAACAATCTGGGGGAATGTAGAACCTTGTCCGAACTGAGCATAAAACCCATCACGTTCAAAGTGTTCGCCAAGATTGTAGACAACGTGTTCAAGGTTTGCTAATTGTAGCACTTGTTTGATTTTGCTGCAATAGGGGCAACCATCTTTTGAGTAAACTGTAAATTTCATAATACTAACTTGCGTTGTTTCTTCTTGGTCGATAAATGTAAAGGTTTTGTGGTTTTTCAGGTTTCATCCACTCATATAATTTATAAAGTTTTTCTTCTGCAAAGAATTCTTGAAAACAAAACCAATCTTCCCATTGAGTATGTCCCTTGGATTGGTTACAAGAATGGCAACATGCCACTACATTTGTTTTAATATCAAGTCCACCTTTGCATTGTGGAATGACATGATCCAGTGTTATGTTTTCTTCTGAGTCACAATAGGCACATTTATGTTCCCATTGTTCTTTTATACTTTGCCTCCACATTCGTTTTGCTTCTGCTTTACTAGTCGTTTCAAGATTAAACAGATAGTCCTTAAACGAATGTAGAGGAACCATAAGTAGTTGCAACTATGATTATATATTTAAATTAAAAAAGGGAGGATGTAACTCCTCCCAGTATATCAGATTGTAAGTTGAATATCAACCTTCGGTAGTTGTCTCTTCGGTAGCAACAGGTGCCTCTTCGACAACAGCAGCAACTTCTTCGGTAGCAACAGGTGCAGGAACAGTAGCAGGTGCCTCTAATGAACCCAGGAGTGCCTCTAGAGCAGCATCTTCGGTAGCATCAGCGTCTACAATACCTTGTAGGCGGGCAGTTTCAGCAACAGCAGCATCTGCAGTAGCACGGGCAACTTCAGCAGCAGCCTGAGCATCGGCAGCAGCCTGAGCATCAGCAACATCATTGGCGAGAGCAGCAGCAAGTTGCTCTTTGAGTGATGCATTCTCAGTTAAGAGTGCATCCTTATCTCCCTTAAGTGCGGAGAGTACGTTTTGAACACGGGTAGCGAAATTCATTGTCTTAAAAAGCGATGGTAGAAATGGGAACATAATGTGTTTATAAGTCAAACCTCTTTATTTAGATTTGAATCCCTCTTTTTATTATACTCCTTTTTCATCGGTCTGTAAAGTTGAGGCCAAGTATCGTGAATGATTTCTGCAAGTTTGTATGGAGTGTGTGAGGATATCATAGTAGGGACATTAGAAAGAGGAACACTCCGAATGTTATGAATGCTGCGAGGATGGTTAGCATAAAAAAAGGAGTTCTTTGGAACTCCTCTTATTTATTTTATGTGGTTAGAATTAATTTACAAATACGTTTACAGGTTTGAGTTGTATCATCACATTCTACTAAACATTGAAAGTAATCGTTCATATCGTCATTATAATCTTCTCGCATCTTTTCTACATCGTTATTAAAAAAGGCAAGTTGATTGAAAGAAACTAAATTGTGCATCATAACCTCCTAGTAAAAAATTAAACTTCAAGTTTTTGTTATCTCATAGGCACTTATAATTCTACCATTATTTATTAGGAAATCCACACATTCGTTACATAAAGATACTAAAGATTATTTGTTCTCATAAAGTTTTTCTAATCTATCTCTATTTAAGTCAACATACATTACCTCCTCTCCTTCTTTTGGTGCCTCTGGGTGTTGAGGTTTTCTTGGATTATTGATAGATTGAATATTTGCCCACATCATTGCGAAGGCACCTCCTGCGATGACTGCGAAGAATGTGAAGTATAAAATGGGGAGTAGGATGTTCATAATTTTTTGAGGTTTTCTATAAAAGATATTACTTCTTGAACTGGTAAAGTATCTATAAAGTGTTCGGTCATTCCACGACCCATACTCATTTCATTTAGTGGTGCCTTATATGAAGAAAAATGATTAAGAACTTTCCTTTCTAAGTTCCAAATATCTATGGACTTCCCAGACCATTCTCCAATCAGCTCTGCGGTTTCTTTTTTACGATATAACCAACCCTTATAAGACCTACCGACTTTATACTTACCATTATGGAGTTTTATGAAATATAGTTTGTCTGGTTGCTCTGGGTCTTTACATACCCTCCCGATTGATTGT